TGAACTGATTAAAATTGGTACAACTGTTTTTAACTCGTCAATCGATGCACAAGCAGAAGTTTTTACTAAATTATATTTAATGATATCTAAATAATATTGCGAATATCATAAAAGTTAAGTTTTTGTTTACTTTTATTTGGTCAGTATTAAGTTTATGCTTACCTTTGATGTATAATTAAAATCAATATAATGAAAGTATTAAACACATTAGAAACTAAAAAAATAACAATAGCTAATAATTCTTTTACTATTGAATTAAAAAAAGTGGTAAAAAAAGAAATAGTGAGAAGTTCTGATAAAAGAGCTGGAACTTATTTTGATAATGCCAGAATTTCTACCGTTGCTTTTGTAAATGGAAAAGGGTTTATGACGTGCAACCATATGGATTCAGTAATAGAGCACTTAGATTATAACTATAAAAAATTCATTTCATAATGAACATTAAAGAACTAAAAAAAGAACTCGGCATATCTAATAAAGATATTGCTGGGTACTTTGGTTTGTCTGTTTCAGTCTATGCAAATAGCACAGCAAAAAAACGATACGAAAACGCATTAGTTGAATTTTATAAGATTGTAAAGGATAAATAGTTATGAGGTCTTATCAACACCTTTACTTTAAGTTAAATTATTTTAGTATATTTACCCAAATGCTTGAAAAGATTTATACTTACCATACCAAATGGATTAACACAGCAAAAAAGTTTGGTGCTACTAAAGAAGAAGCTGAAGACATTGTAGGTGATATGTATTTAATCATTGGTAAAATGCTTAACAAAGGGTTAAATATTTCCTATGGTGATGATGTAAACTATTTCTATATTTACAAATGCTTAAAGACATCTTTTCTACAGCTAAAAAAGAAACAATTGAAAGAAAATACTACATCTTTAGAATTGGTGGTTGATATAAAAACAGCAGAGTATTTAGACTTTAACCAAAAGAATGAACTGGTTGAAGAAGAACTAAAAAAATTACATTGGTACGATCAAAAGATTTATAATATCATACAAGATGATTGCTCTATTACAGAACTATCAAAACAAACAAACATAAGCTATCACTCAATATATAACACTTACAGAAAAGTCAAAACAATCTTAAAGCAGAAAATAATATGAAAAGAATAATAAGTTTAATAATAGTGCTAACTCTATTTAATTGCTCGTCAAATGAAGTAGAAGAATATATACCCGATTGTGGTTGTAAAGAAGTATCTATCGAAACAATATTTACAACTAAACCAGATGGTTCTGGTTTCAATATATCTTATAGATACTACAATGAAGTAGAATTAGAAGGTTGTATATCAGAAGAAGAAATAAGAGAATTTGAATACACAATATCACAGGATAATATAAGAACAATCAAATGTTTAAGGTGGGTGATGTAATTGAAAGAATAACATATTACACAGGAATTAAATTCCTTGTAAAAAAAATCTGGGGTGATGATTGTGGATGCGATGAAAGGCAAAAGAAATTAAATGAGATAGATTTATGGTAAATGATGCTGTTAAATGGAGCGAAGCAAAGCAAAGAATTAACACAAAAATTACTAATGCAGATTTTAATTTAGTGATGGAATTACACGCTAAACATTTTAATCACAAGTATAAAAAGCTGTGTACTTGTAACAAAAGGATCATAAGATTATGGATATCACAACTAAATAAACACTTTGATAAATAAAAAAAGGTGTTTTTAGTATTATACAATTAGTTAACAGAATTTAAACTGATTATGGATAAGAGAAAAAACAACGGTGGTACAATAGGAAATAAAGGAGGTAGAAAGCCAAGAACAGAAGAAATTAAGATGATAGAAAGATTATCACCTTTAGAACCTATGGCTTTTGAATCTTTAAAGAAAGGTGTTGAATCTGGGAATTTTAAATATGTGCAATTGTTTTATCACTACTACGCTGGTAAACCTAAAGAAACCAAAGATATCAATTTAACATCTGAACAGCCTTTATTTGATTTGTAGATGTTCCAAACTACAACAGCAATAAGAAAGTTACACGCATTAAAGAACAGAAAGAAAGTTATTCAAGGTGGTACATCTGCTGGCAAAACATTTGGCATATTACCAATATTAATTGATAGGTGTATCAGAACACCAAATTTAGAAACGTCTGTTGTATCTGAATCAATCCCACATTTAAGAAGGGGAGCGATGAAAGACTTTCTTAAAATTATGATATCTACAAATCGTTTCAAAGATGCAAATTGGAATAGATCAGCTTTAAAATATATGTTTACAAATGGTTCTTATATTGAATTCTTTTCAGTAGAACAACCAGACAAATTAAGAGGTGCAAGAAGGAACGTATTGTATGTAAATGAAGCAAATAATATTACTTTTGATTCTTACAATCAATTAGCAATTAGAACATCTGGAGATATATGGATTGACTTTAACCCAACATCAAACTTTTGGGGTCATACAGAAGTAGCAGCACAAAAAGATGTAGACTTTATCACATTAACTTATAAAGATAATGAAGCATTGCCACAGACTATTGTGGATGATATCGAATCAGCAAAAGAAAAAGGTAAAACATCTGAATATTGGCGCAACTGGTGGAACGTTTACGGACTTGGTAAAGTGGGTTCTTTGTCTGGTGTTTGTATTCCAGAATGGAGAGAAATTAAACTACCAGAAGAAGCAAGATTATTATGTGCTGGAATGGATTTTGGCTACTCAAACGATCCAACTACATTAGTTTACCTTTATAAATATAATGATGCTTATATCTTTGATGAAATAATATATCAGAAGAAACTACTTAACAGCGATATATCAAATCTGTTAAAATCACACGATGTAAATTGTGTTATCTATTGTGATTCTGCTGAACCTAAATCAATTGCAGAGTTAAGATATTTAGGTCATAATACATTGCCCTGTACAAAAGGTAAAGATTCAATTGTTTATGGTTTGAACTTAATTAATCAAAATAAAATATACATTACAAATAGAAGTACCAACTTAATTAAAGAGTTGCAAAGTTATATTTGGATGAAGGACAGAGAGGGCAACACCATTAATAAACCTATTGATGCTTTTAACCATTGTATCGATGCTGCGAGGTATTCAATCACATCACAATTGCAAATGCCAAACAGAGGTAAATATTTTATTAGGTGATTTTATAAAATAGGGTTCTTTTTTCATTATATAATTATGAAAATTGAAATCAATGTACCTACGAACCTAAATGAAATAACTTTAGGACAGTACCAGAAATTTTTAAAAGTATCAAAAAACAATCCAGAGGGCAACTTTCTTAATGCCAAGATGATTGAAATATTTTGTGGTATTCCTTTATCAGATAGCTACAAATTAAAAATGTCAAGTGTGATATCAATTGTGGATATCATCAGCGAAATGTTAAAAATCACACCACAACATACTGAACAATTTAAACTTAACGATGTAGCATTTGGATTCATTCCAGATTTAGAAGAAATGTCTTTAGGTGAATATATTGATTTAGATAATTCTGTAAGCGATTGGGACAATATGCACGTTGCAATGAATGTGCTTTATAGACCAATTAAGGACAGCAAAAACAAAAGGTATAATATTATGCCATATAATACACAAGGCGCTGAAAGAATGAAAGAAATGCCTTTAGGTTATGCAATTAGTTCCCTTTTTTTTTTCTACAATTTAGGCAGAGAATTGTCGAAGGATATGATACACTCTTTACAGCAACAGGAAGTGAGCGAGGATATACAAAAACAGATATCTTCAATTCAAAATGGGGATGGTACAGTTCCATCTATGCACTCGCTAACGGAGATGTTACAAGATTTGAAGATATCACTAAATTAAATGTGAATCAAACATTTACAATGCTATCATTTATGAAAGAAAAAACAGAGATAGAGCAGCAACAAATTAAAAACAAATTCTAATGAGGGGATTTTACGAAGTGATGCAGACCATCAAAGATGAGTTGTTAAAAGATCCAAATGTAAACACTGTTACAACTGGTGATATAACAAGAGTTGATTTGAGTAAGCAGACAATGTTTCCTTTATCACATTTGATGGTAAACAATGTAAATAATGAGGATAATATTTTAAGATTTAGCCTATCTATTTTATCAATGGATATAGTGAATATTTCAAAAGAAGAAACAGTTGATATATTTATAGGGAATAACAATGAACAGGATATATTGAACACGCAATTGTTAGTTCAAAATAAATTGGTTCAAGTATTAAGGGGTGGAGATTTGCACCAGAACGCTTATCAATTAGATGGCACACCAAGTTTTGAACCTTTTTATGATAGGTTTGAAAATGAGATGGCTGGCTGGTCTTTAACCTTTGATGTATTAATTCCAAACGATGTATCGATATGTTAAAGAATGTACAGCAAGAACTTAACGCATTTGCAAAGTATGTGATAAAACAATCACGCACAAATTTAACAAAAGGCAAAAACAATGATACAAAAGAATTGTACAACTCTTTAAAGTATGATCTGAATGTTTCTAAAAACAGTTTTGGTTTAGAATTTCTAATGAATCAATATGGCATCTTTCAAGATAGGGGTGTTAAAGGAACTGAAAAAGGTAAATCACTTGATAACTTTTCTTATAAAAAGAGTTCAAATGTTGTTGGTATGGAATATCACACTCAAACATTTGGTAAATGGGCGAAGCGTAGAGGGGTGCAATTCAGAGATAAAAAAGGTAGGTATGTATCACACAAACAGACTGGTTTTATGTTGGCACAAGTGATAAAAAAGAACGGTATAAAGCCATCAATGTTTTTTACCAAACCATTTAAGAAAGCGTTTAAAAATTTAGATAAAGATATCGTATCAGCATTTCGTTTAGATGTTGAGCAATTAATAAAATCAACTACGAATGGAAATAATTAACGCAAGAAGTCCAAAGTTTTATACAATATCGGCATCTGGTTTGGTTTCTGCTGAATTAAAGTTAAGTATTTGGGATGGCAATTTTAACCAGAAAATACCAACCCCAAATTATATTTTAAATAAAAAAGGTATAAATAGTACTGCAACTTTTGAGGTTGCAGAATTAATATCTGATTTTATTGATGTTCAATTTAATGGTAATTATAGTAGTCAAGCAGTTTGGGTGAATGCTGAAATAACATCATTTGATATTGCTGGTGGTATTTTGTCAGCAACAACAACAACTGAAATTGCTTTTAATAGTTACTCCTATTTTGAAGAACCAAATGCAGTGTTTCCAATTTTAACAATGTCAAACAGAGAGGTGTTTATTTTGGATGGTGAAACTTTTAATTTGCCTGTTTTTGTAGATGATGAAAATCTATTAATACAAGTCTTAAAAAATGGTGTTGTACTATTTGAGCAAACATTAATCCCATCGGATAACAGTTCTGAAAAAATACAATACGTATCAATAGGTGATTTTAAAAATAGCTATGCAGATAGAGTTGTTGCAGATGGTGGTATTGTTGAATCAGAAAACTGTTTATCTATTTTTGATGATATCTTCAATGGTGTAGATGTTATAAAAATAACTGGTGAAAAAGGTGAAGCTATAAAGGTTAGAAATATATCTGAATGCAAATTTGAACCTAAAAAAATAACGTTCGTCAATAAATTTGGATCGTTGCAAGATATGTTTTTCTTTAAAAAGTCAGTAGAAAAGATTGATATTAAAAAGGAATCATACAGAGCAAATACAATTGATGCTTTTGGTGTTTACGATACAAGCCAACACACACAACGAGATTTTAACATAACAGCAGATGAATCAATTACTTTAAATAGTGGGTATTTAAGTGAACAATACAACGAGGTTTTTAAACAATTGTTGCTATCAGAAAAAGTCTGGCTAACAAATTATTTAGATGGTGATGATCAAGTAATACCAGTAAACGTAAAGAGCAAAGGAATCACTTATAAAACATCTGTAAATGATAGGTTGGTTGATTATGCTATTGAGTTTGAAAATTCATTTAATGTTATAAACAACATACGATAAATGCAAAGCATTCAATTATATATCGAAGGTCAAAGGGTTGAATTATTTAAAGATGAATCTGTAACTATAACGCAATCAATACAGAACGCAAAAGATATAGGCAAAGTATTTACAGACTTTACAAAAACGTTTAGTGTACCAGCAACAAAAATAAATAATAAAATATTTAAGCATTATTACAACTTTGATATTGTTGGTGGCTTTGATGCACGGATAAAAAAACCAGCTATAATTGAGTTAAACAATTTACAATTTAGAGAAGGCAAAATAAAACTTGAAGGTGTTGATTTAAAAAACAACAAAGCAGATGTTTATAAAATCACATTCTTTGGTAGCACTGTTGAGTTAAAAGATTTATTTGGAGAAGATAAATTACAAAGTTTAAATGAACTTACTGCATATAATAAAATTTATAATTCTACTAATGTTAGGACAAGTTTACAATCTTCAAGTTTAACAGATGTAATTGTGCCATTAATAACACACACGGAACGTTTATTTTACGATAGTTCTTCAACTGAATCTGAAACTGGTAACTTACATTATGATTCAAAATCTATAAGTGGTGTTCGTTATGATGAATTAAAATATGCTATAAGAATTGATACAATAATTAGAGCAATTGAGAGCAGATATAACATCACGTTTAGTACTGATTTTTTTAATGATACAAATTTATCGTACTACAATTTATATTTATGGTTGCATAGAAAAAAAGGAGCAGTTGAAAATCTAACTGGCATAAATCAATCTGCTGTTTATGGTTTTATTGCTGATTATGACATTGGAACATTTACACAAATAGATTTAAATTCTGCATTAACAATTACAGGCGAAGAAGATAAATATTTAACAAGTGAATTAACCTTTGAAACAAGTAATACAAACAGTTATTTTATTTCATTGCAAAGAAATGGTATAGAGTATTTAAGACAAGAAGTATCTGGTGGTGGTAATGTTACAATTAATAATTTCCCTTTAAATGGAACTTACACGATCTACATTGAAGCAGATGTACAAATCGTTTTTAGTGATATATTTTGGTTCTTTAGATATGAAGATACTTTTAATAATGTTATAAATGAGAAAACCCATTCTACAAATACTTATGTTTTTGAGAATACTTTTACATTTGATATTACGCAACAAATACCAGATATAAAAGTACTTGACTTTTTAAGTGGTTTATTTAAAACATTTAATCTAACTGCATATTTAGAAAATGATATTATAGTTGTAAAAACTTTAGATGATTTTTATTCAGCTGGTATTGATTATGATATCACTAAATACATTGATGTTAAAAAAAGTTCAGTAAATGTTGCTTTGCCTTACAAAGAAATATCATTTGAACACGAAGATACAAAGACTTTTTTAGCTGCGATACACAAGCAGAAATTCGGTAAAACTTGGGGTAAGTCAGAGTATGACAATGGCGAAAGTTTAGATGGTTCAAAGTATTCAATAAAAACACCATTTGCACAAATGAAGTATGAACGTTTGGTTGATGCTGGTGGTACTGATGGAACAACCACAATTCAATGGGGTTATTCAACAGATGATAACCAAGAAAGTTATATAGGTAAGCCATTAATTTTTTATCCATTTTATGTAGGTGGTGAAAGTTTATCCTTTGTAAATAATTCAAGTTCAGTTGAAGCATTGCCATTTTATATAGTACCATCAAACAGTGTTGATTTATCATCTTCTGTAAATAAAGACAACATTAATTTTTACAATGAAGTAAATGAGTGGTCTGGTGATACATCGTTTTCAGGAACATTATTTGAAAAATATTATAAAAAATACATTCAAGATATATTCAACCCAAAAAATAGACTTTCAAAATTTACTGCTTATTTGCCTTTAAGAATTTTGATTAATTATAAGTTATCAGATAGATTTATTATCAATGGCAATAGGTATAAAATCAATTCAATTAAAACGAATTTAAAAGATGGTGTATCACAGTTAGAACTATTAAACGATTATGATTAAAAATATTTTAGAATTATTAAAAGATACTAAATCAAATAGTGAGATAGTACAATTGGCAAAAGGTAAAAACAAGTTTCCAGAAAGTTTTAAAGAATTGGTACAACGTGAAAAAAACATTTTAAGATGGAAAAAATAATAGTAGAGTTAGAAGCTAAAACTGACAAGGCTTTAAAAGGCATTGAGAAGGTTGGAAAGGAAGTTGAAGATTTAAATAGAGAAGTTGTTGGATCAAACAAGCGAACAGAAAAATCTTTAAAAGGTGTTGAAACTGCATCTAAATCTGCTGCTGGTGGTATTAAAGCAATTGGTACAACACTTAAAGCAATTGGTATTGGTTTAGTTATATCAGCATTGGCAACATTAAAAGAGATGTTTAACCAAAATCAGAAGGCAGTAGACTTTTTCAATGTTGCGTTTGAAACAGCATCAATTGTAGTAAGCCAAGTTGTAACTGCATTTGTAAATATTTATGAAGCAGTTGCCAAGAGTTCTGAAAACTTTGATGCACTTGGTAAAGTTGTTAGTGGTTTAATAACGTTAGGATTAACCCCTTTAAAATTAAGTTTCTACGCTATAAAATTGGCAGTACAAGAAGCACAATTAATATGGGAAAAATCCTTTTTCGGTGGTAATGATAAAGAAACAATTGCAGAACTAACTTTATCAATTATTGAAACAAAGGCAGCCTTTTCAGAGGTTGCAGAAGAATCGGTAAAAGCTGGAGCTGATATCATTAATAATTTTGGTGAAGCAATTACTGAAACGGTAAACATTGGAACAACTGCTGTAAATGAACTTGGTAAAATTAGCGTAAAGGCTGCATTAGAAACAGCTAAATCAAATGTTGAACTTACAAAATCTGGTGAAGTTGCTGCTGCTATGCAAGGTTTATTGTATGAGCAATTCGATAGACAGGCAGAGAAATTAAGACAAGTTAGAGATGAAGAAAGAAACACAATAGCAGAAAGAAAAAAAGCAAATGATGAACTATTAATTGAGATTGAGAAGGGAGAAAAGGCTGCAATCAATCAAGCTAAAATTCAATTAGGAATCGCAAATGCAAACCTATTAAAGGATGCAAAAAATGTTGAATTCCAAGTTGCTTTAATTGAAGCTAAAAAAGAATTAGCTGGAATCGAAGCACAATTTGAAGGTATAAGATCAGAGCAAAAAGCAAATGATTTAGCACTTGATAGGGAATCAATTGAGTTATTAAATTTAAAAAAGGATGGTGAGTTAGAACTTAACAACAATAGAAAACAATTTGAAGCAGAACAAATTGAAAGCGAGTTGTTAAAACTTGAAAGACAGAAGTTAAATAACGAATTAGAATTAGAAGAAGAAACCAAGCGATTAACTGCGAAAAGAGATAATTACAAAAAAGATACTATTGCCTATCAAGATGCACAAAATCAACTGTTAGCATACCAACAATCCAACGGACAGAAGCAAACGCAAATTGATAAAACAATTGGTAAATCTAAAGAAAAGATTGCAATGGATTCTTTGGGAGCAATTGCTGGTTTGTTAGGTCAAAATAGCAAATTTGGTAAAGCATTGGCAGTTACATCTGCAATTCGTGATACTTACACTGGTGTCAATAAAGCAATTGCACAGGGTGGTATTTGGGGGGTTGTTGCTGGTGTAGGAGTTTTGGCATCTGGTTTAGCAAATGTTAAACAAATCACAGCATCACAAGAACCAGCAGCACCAAGTTTTGCAACTGGTGGTGGTGGCGGTGGTGGTAGTGTATCAACACCAGCAGCACCAAGTTTACCACCAGCATTTAATATTGTTGGAGCAAGTAACACCAATCAATTAGCAGATGCAATTGGTTCACAATCACAACAACCAGTACAAGCGTATGTTGTTAGTAATGATGTTACAACAGCACAATCGTTAGATAGAAATATAATTGATGGTGCAACAATAGATTAAAATACAAAATAACCAAATTAAAACATTATACAGTTATGGAAATGGTCGAACTAATTTTAGATGATAAAGATGCAATAGGTGTTGAAGCGATATCTGTTGTTGAATCACCAGCAATTGAATCAGATTTTATTGCTTTAAAAAATCAAGAAATAAAACTTGCAGAGATAAACAAAGAAAAACGTTTGTTGATGGGTGCATTATTGATTCCACAGAAACCGATTTACAGACGTAATGGAGATAAAGAATATTATGTGTTCTTTTCTTCTGAAACTGTTTTAAAAGCATCTCAAATGTTCTTACAGAATGGCAATCAATCTAACTCAACATTGGAACACGATGGAGAGTTAAAGGGTTTAACATTGGTTGAGAGTTGGATCGTTGAAGATAAAGAAAAAGACAAAACAGCATTGTATGGTTTAGATGTTCCTGTTGGAACGTGGATGGGTTCAGTCAAAGTTGAGAATGAAGAAATCTGGAACGATTATGTAAAAAGTGGTAAAGTAAAAGGCTTTTCAATTGAAGGATATTTTGCAGATAAGATGGAGAAGAAAGAAGAAGAAGAGCAAGAAATGTCAGAGGATGATTTGCTAATGATTGAAATAATTAAAGCCTTATCTGATGTCTAAATCTGTTTACTGTAAATGCAAAAACACCTATTCAATTGAGTGTAAAAACGATAAAGAATGTGATGTTCCAGATTATTGGAAGCAAGGGATTGGAAATATTTCCAAAACGAAAATACAAAATCAATAACTAATTTAATTATATAACTATGACAATAAAAGAACGCATTTTTAATAACCTATCTGAAAGAAATAAAGTTGAACTATCAGCACAGAAGGTTGAGTTGAGTTTAATTGATGATATAAAATCTGAAATGATAATTGCAAATAAAGGTGCTATATCTGCTATTGATTTAGCATTTAAGGCTTTGCCTTTAGCTGAAAAATCAATGTCTTTAAATAAAAATCTATTAAAAAAAATAGAAAAAACAAAACAATCAGCTAAAGATTTGGGTGCAAATGATGTTTTAAAGGTTTTAGAAAAATCAGATATTAAAATAAGAACTAACATAAAAGAAATACAAAAATTAATTAAAGGATTAAATTCTATATAACTATATGAACACAAAAGAAACATTAAACAAAGTTAGGACTTTACTTGGTATCGAAGTGAAGTTTGAAACTATGACGTTAGAAAATGGTGCTGTTTTAGAAGCAGAAGCATTTGAAATAGGTGCTGAATTATTTGTTGTTGCAGATGATGAGCGTGTACCAGTTCCAGTTGGTGAATATCTTACTGCTGATGGTATGGCAATTTTAGTATCTGAAGAAGGTATTATTGCTGATATCAAGAAAGTAGAAGATGCACCAGCAGAAGAAGAAACCCCAGTTGAAGAAGTTGAAGAAGTTGAAGCTGAAAAGACAACACCTAAAAAGATTGTTGAATCTGTTTCAACTGAAACTTTCTTTGCTGAAATTGAAAAGTTAAGAAATGAGATAACAGAACTAAAAACTGAATTATCTAAAACTGAACTTTCAGAAGTTAAAGAAGATGTTGAAGGGATCTCACATAATCCAGAAAACAAATCAGAAAAAAAGGAGTTAAATCTTTCTTCTAAAAAAGGTAAAAACACAACAATTAACAGAATTTATAATAAATTAAATAATTAAAAAATGGCTACAACTACAACAATTGAAAGTTCATATGCTGGTGAATTTGCTGGTAAATATGTATCAGCTGCCTTATTAACAGGTAACACTTTAGCAAACGGATTAATCGAGGTTAAACCAAACATTAAATTTAAAGAAGTATTAAAAGTACTTTCTATCGATGGTATCACTGCAAACGCATCTTGTGATTTTTCAGATACATCTACTTTAAATTTAACAGAAAACATTTTAGAGCCTAAAGAGTTACAAGTAAATCTTGAACTTTGTAAAACACCTTTTCAATCTGATTGGGAAGCTGTATCTATGGGTTATTCAGCACACGATAATTTGCCTAAAAACTTTTCAGATTATTTTATTGCACATTTATCTGCAAAAATTGCTGAAAAAACAGAACAAAATATATGGTCTGGTGTTGCTGGAAATGGTCAATTTGATGGGTTTGCAACTTTATTAGCTGCTGATTCTGATTTACCAGCTGATCAAAAAATTGCTGGTGAAACTGTAACTGCTGAAAACGTTGTTGATGCTTTAGGTAGCGTTGTTGATGCAATACCAACTGCATTATATGGTAACGAAGATTTATATATCTACGTATCACAGAGCGTTTGGAGAGCATACAAGAGAGCATTAGGAGGTTTTCAAGCAAATGGTCAAGGTGCAAACGGATTTATGGCACAAGGAAATAACCAAGATATTGACATTCAGTATTTCGATGGTGTTAAAGTTGTTTGTGCAAACGGTTTAGAAAATGGGCAAATTATTTCAACTTTGAAATCAAACTTATTCTTTGGTTGTGGTTTATTAAATGACCAAAACGAAGTAAAGGTTTTAGATATGGCAAATTTAGATGGTTCTAAAAATGTACGTTTCATTATGAGATATACTGCTGCTGTACAATACGCAATTGCATCTGATATAGTAACATACGGAATTTAATATTAACCTTTAAAAACAAAATATATGTCTTGTTTATTAACATCTGGTAGAAGTCTACCCTGTAAATCATCATCAGTTGGTGGTTTAAAAGCAGTATATTTTGCAGACTATGGTACGTTGGGAACTCCAACTATCGTAGATGGTGAAATTACAGCATTCGATGGTACAGATATTGAATTTTTTAAATTCAGTATTAAAGGAAATTCAACACTTGAAACTGCAATAAACAGTTCTCGAGAAAATGGATCATTATTTTATACGCAAACTTTAAATTTAACTTTACCGAAGTTAGATAAAGGAACGCAAGAAGAAGTTAAATTATTAGCTGCTGGTAGACCAAATATAGCAATAGAAGATTACAACGGTAATTTCTTTTTAGTTGGCTTGGAAAACGGAGCAGAAGTAACAGGAGGTACAATCGTTACTGGGGGTGCTATGGGTGATATGAGTGGGTTTACACTTACTTTTGAAGCTATGGAAACAGAACCAGCTTATTTTGTAACACCAACAGTTATAATAGATGCAACATCTGATGTTGTAATAGATCCAACTGTATAAAAAACAGCTCTTTCTTTTCATTTGAAAAACTCTAATATTAATTTATTAGAGTTTTTTTTATGCCAAAAATTAAAAAACACGTTTAATTTCATTATACAATTGTGAAACATTTATACCCAACATTAGCAGAACAAACTATAAAGATTATACCAAGAGATTTTGGTGTTAATATAGTAATGTCATTGCGTGATGATAGCACAAATAAATTAGAGTTTTTATACCCTACCAACGTAATTAAAAACGGAAACTATTTAGATATAACTGAAACTTTCAAATTAACAGAAGGTAGATTTTATGATTTAAAAATCTTTTATGGTTCGTTTGAAAAAAGGGTTGAATTAGATAATGGAATTTTAGAAGGGTTGCAATGTTTAGGAGTTGATTATGATGCAAACGATATCATTTACAGGGATAAAATATTTTGTACATCACAGAACACCAATCAAATAAAGAATGAGTATTACACGGTAAATAAGGATGATTACAAATCTTTAAAATCCGATAACGATTTTATAATTTTATGAGTAAAAATATAAATAAATATAGGAAACCAGCACCAGCAAAAAAGACAACACCATCAAGGGTTAGTTTTGTTTCATTAGGTACATACACATCTCCAGAAATAGTTGAATCAAAATATAATGATTGGGTGGAATTTGGGGCAAATAACAACTATTTTTCATTCTTAATCGATAGGTATAACGGTTCACCAACAAACAATGCTGTTATCAATGCGATATCACAAATGGTTTATGGTCGTGGTTTAGATGCTACAAATAGTGCAAAGAAACCAGAAGCGTATGCAAGAATGGTTTCATTGTTTAAAAAAGAGGTTGTACGAAGATTGTCTTATGATCTTAAATTAACTGGGCAATGTGCTATGCAAGTTATTTATGCAAAGGACAAAAAGAGTATTCAGAAAGTTGAGCATTTACCAATTGAAACATTGAGAGCAGAGAAATGTTC